GAGTCTCCGGGGCCTTTCAACCTGTTCTCACGCTCTTTCCGAGCATTTGCCCACTCACCTTTGTAATCGTCGGCGATGGTAAGCCCATGCCGACGCATGTACTCTCGGTGCTTCGATCGGCTGTCAAGTCGAGTGACACCGTCTGGGGCCATGATAGTGTCGTAGTGACGATCACCGGCAAGTGCGTTTGAAAGAGCGTCGTTTTGCCCGTTGACAGTGAGCATTCGTTCCATTGGAACATTGCAATGCCATGGAATTCTCTTTGTACTCGGGTCGCAGTAGGAGGAGATGCTCTGAGTGGTCTCGGAAATCTGACCACACTTACAGAGCCAAGAATAGATAGCCATCGCCGCTCCTCAGGACTTCGACGGCTTCGGAGCCAGCTTGGCAGCCTGATCCTGAAGCTCCAGTTCATGCTCGTGATCCCGGGCAGATGTGACGAGCCCACGAACGAATTCGTGGTGTGCCTGCTGCTGATCATTCATGGCCTCCCGGATGACCATGCTCGCGTCATGGCCCGCCTTCAGCCTCTCGACGACCTGAGCGTTCCGCAGCTGGAGATCTGCGTCCTGTTTCTGCAGCCCGGCCTCGATCTTGGCCTTGAGGCCGATGCGTTGCGTCTCGGCCTGCTGTTTCATGCCCTCTCGCTGAGTGGCACCCTGCTCCTTGAGCTGAACGATTGGCAGTTGCGGCTCTTTCGCCGGCTGCTGTTGCTTCCCAACTCCCGGGTTCTGCTGGAGCATGCTGATGGCCTGATCCAGCACGCCTTGGATCTCGTCACTGCCGCGCATCCCGGCCGCGACCCAGCGCACGATCTGCACGAGGTAGGGGAGGGCTTCGGGGATGGCGGCGGTGATGGGAGCGGCTTGCGACAGGAATTGACCGACTGTCGTAAGGAATTCGATCCGGATTTGCTTCTCCTGATTGTAGTCAGGGAGAGCAAGGCCTTCCTCGTTGATATCGATCTTGTATTCGCTGATCTCCGAACTCTGCAGGAGTGCGATGGCCGCATCGGCGAACTGCGCGTCCGGCGTCGAGTCGATGTTCGACCACTTCTTGATCGTTTCCGGCTGGCAATGCTTGCAGATGATGTCCGACTTGATGATCAGGGCCTGTCGAACGAACTTCGAGACGTCGCCCTGAAGGTACTGGAGTCGCACGCTGGAGTATTGGCTCTTCAGCTCCTGCGCGCCGAGCGTTTCGCGGGCATTTGTCGACCCGCGCATGATGTCGCTGATGCCGGACAGCTCGAAAAGCTGTTGCAGCTTCATTTGGAACTGCTCTTGGAGCTTTTCCAGGACTCCAGCGATCACGTCGACCGGGAACCAGTCCACGACGCCCTTCAGACCGCCGGCCTCGGCCAGAACGGCCCACTTCTCTACCGGAATCATGTCGTTTTCGCGGGATTCGCTCAGAATCCGCTGAACTTCGGCGTTTTTCTTGTCGTAGACGCCGACGACGCGCAGGGCCTTCTCCAGAATAGTGATTCTGGTGTTCAACTCCGTAATTTCGTCGTACTGATCCCGCATCATCTGGTAGTCAGAGCGCGGGAGGTAGTCGTCGGTCGTGTGCGTCGCCATCAGAAGCTGCGGGCACGGGAAGAACCCCTCCAGCTTCAGGAAATCAGGCTTCGACTTGAAGAAGTCCGACTTCTCGTTGCACGACCAGTAGATCTTCTTGCTCGTTTTGCACCAAATTTCATTCACGCAGACCTTGCCGCGCGAGAAATTCTTGGGGAGGATCTTGTCGGGGTCGTTGGCAGTCGCGGCGTCGTTCCGCCCGAGCTTTACGCCGAACTTCTCCTCGAACTCGGCCACGTCCATGTAAATCTTGCGAGCGATCCACGGCAGTTTGTCGGCCGTTCGCACGCTCGGGTAGATGATGTCCCTCCAGTGGACGTAATCGCAGGGGACTTCCTCCTCCTTGATGACCTCCATTTTCACTGGCTCGGCGCCATCGGGGCCGGGGATGGACATTTCCTCCGTTTCGACCTCGTAACGCATCCAAACGAGGCCAGCGCCCGGGATCAGCCGGTCTTCGACGGCCAGCTTGATGGCGTCGGCCATCGGCGACTCATTCTTGATGAAGTCGTAGGCGAGGCACCGCTGAAGAATGAGCGCGGCCACGCGAGCGATGTTGTCATTCTGGTCCGACCAGATGCGGCTGACCATCGGCTTCGGGGGCCTTGCGAAGAGAGCGGCCTTTAGCACGCCCACGTTCGCCCAGAAGACGTTGTAGAGGTACGTCGCGTCGCCGTCGGCCTTCTTCTTGGACTTGTAGTTCTTGACGATCTCGTCAGCAGAGTTCCACCAGTCGTCCTTCAGGCGCTTCTCGGCCTTGGTCAACTCGTTGTTCCACCACTCTTTCGAGTATTTTGTGAGAGCTTCGTCCATGACCGTCCTAGTTGATCAGCGATTTTGAGCGGGGCGCCCCGTGCTTCCAGAGGTCTTCGAGACAGAACGCGTAATTCGTGCCTCGGGCCTCCTTGGCGCGCGACTTTTCGAAGATTTCTTCCTTGGTGAGCGGAGTGGAAAGCCGCTTTCGCTCACTAATGAGGGAGAATCCTCGGTAGGCGTCGGCGTAGTGGGAAGACCAGTCGTGAACGGGCTCGTCTTTGAAGGCTTTCTTGTCTTCGTCGTACTCGCGGTGGTACGACTTGAGAGCCCGTATCCCGTCGACGCATCTTTCAGCATGAAATTCCACGTCTCGGAAAAGAAGGCGCGCAGCAGAGATTCCATCATTCAGCTTCTGGCGAGGGACGATGTCCGGGAAGACGTCCAGATCGATGAGTTGCTCGACCATAGTTCGTCCAGTTTGAAGGGACCGAGCGCGTGCATCGTGCGGCAGCCAGATTTTCCCTCGGGGGACATCGTGCTCTGTGCAGAATCCGTTGATGATCTTGACGTAGTGCTCGATTGACTGATTGTTGTCAGCGAAAGATAGCTGCATGGAGTATCGATCCACTCGCTCTTGCCAAGCCCATCCTGACGTATCGTCGCGAATACCCAAGTCAAGGCTAAAATGGAGAGGAGACCGATCGAATACCACATGATCGCCAATTCGTCCAGAGTTTTCAGCACTGGCGATCTCCTTGCTGAAGTACGCGCCTCGCGTGCTGGCCTGGAAGCTGCACTCCATCTCCTGCGCGAACTCGTCGTCCGTCATCAGCTCCCGCAGAGACTCGATATCCTCCTCGGTGAGGATACCCGTCTTCTGATAGGGGAGTGAGATGGTGTACCATCTGGCGTCCTTGTTCCTCAGCTCCCAGAGGTCACGGAAGTGATTCGGTCCGTTAGGCGTACCCATGAACACCGCCCACCCTCGGCGGTCCAATAGGGTGGGGAGCAGGACTTCCGACCAGACAGATGGGCGCATGTTTCCATACTCGTCAAGAACAACGCCATCAAAGTACAGGCCCCGGAACGAGTCGGGGTTGTCTGCTCCGTAGAGGGTGACTCGTGCTCCATTGTGCGGTAACTCCACGAAAAGGCCAGACTCACTGACCTTGGGTTTGAAGGGCGATGCGTAGTCCTTGAGATATTGCCAAGCGATCTGTTTTGCTTGATTGTACAGAGGGGCGAAGTATCCGTACCTCGGCGCGTTTCGGGTGTTGTATGAGGCCTTCTCAATCAGGTCGTTGACGGCCGCGACAGTCTTGCCAGCTCTTCGGTGGGCGACAAGGATGGCCCATCTGAAGTCTCGAGCGTGGAAGGCGGCGAAGTATTTTCGAGGGTCGTACTCGAGCCTGATTTGTGCCACTGGGTTTCTTCTTCCGTGATCTCTCGGCTCTCCACGTCGATGGGCTCGTGGCGATCCAAGGCGGTTGGGGCGATGCGGTGAATGATCTCCAGCGCGCCCGTGTCCCCGATAATCTGCGTGGTCGCAGGAAGGAGCTTGGCGTACAGGGGGAAGAACTTGTCCGGGTTCGCGTGAGCCCAGAGCGCGAGGCGATTTACGCCCCCGATGATCTCGAACGATTGTTGGAATGCGGAGACGACATCCGCACGACTGAAACCATTGGCTCGTCGGGAGACGCTTGGGATCTTGGGGTTCTGCTCGTCAGCTAAGGCGTTGAGAACTTCGTCCATGGGCTGGCATGGTACACTCACAGAACTTTCTTTACAACAACTCATGTAGGTCGAAGCCTACACGTTGGCAAAAAGAGTGCCTATTTTACATCTGACAATAGCCGTACATAGTTGACCACAGGAAATGCACAGGATTGCACACAGGAATCTATATACCCCACACTGAGTTTCCCTAGATTCGATTCCATCCACTTTATAGGAGCACTATGACGCGATCCGAGAGAAACTCATGGGTCCTACTCCCCCCGGCACGATTTGTAACAGAATGTAAAAGTGCTTGCACTGCGAGCAGGACCATGCTACGCGCCCACTTGTAACGAGTGTAACAGGTGTAAGCGTGGTGGTGCCATCCTAACTGGCTGGGGTATACTGGCATTGCTGTGCGTGGCGGGTTGCCACTGGGGCAACCCAGCACAGCGCAAAGGCTAGTAACCCATGGCACAAGCCAACACCCCCAGCAAGCAAGCCACGCAACCCAATGCGCTGGCCACCGTTGCTGCCACCCTTGCCACCACGCCCAGCGCGCCGGTTGCCAAGGTGGCGCAAGTGGCCCTGCGCGGTGGGCCAGTGGTGGCCACCATTGCCCTCAGCGGTACGCCCTACCGCACGGGCGCGGCGCACAACGCGCTGTGGTGGGCCGCCATTTGCAAGGCATGCGCCACCGGCCCTGCGGCCGTGGCGCCGCTGCTGGCAACCCCAGCCAACCCCGCAGGCGTGCCCAGCCACTTTGTGGCGTACACCCTGCGGCGCGGCTACTTGGTGGCCAACCCGCCGGCCACCACCCCCAGCGCAACGGCTAAGGCCTAGCGCGTAGGGCATGGCCCCCAGCCCGCAAGGCTGGGGGCCATTGTTTTACACCGAAGGTCCGAGGTCTGATCCTCGGACCTTCGGTCGACATCCTAACTCCCAGTCCGACGTCCGCAGACGAAGATCGGAGATCCGAGCCTCGATCCTGCGATAATCGAAGTCCAAATCGGAGCTCAGGGTCCTACGGTCCGGCACGGCCGCAAAGGGTCGGAGGCTGGTCCGAAGAACCCCTGCTGGGGCCAGTTCGGGAGGTTAGGGGGTTAGGGGGTTAGGGGTTATGGGTGCCC